TCCATTACGTTTATGGATTACAATACTGATACGGTTACTCCTACTCCTGGCGGTTGTTTGGCCTATGAGTTTTGGAATACAATTTTGAGTAAATCTTCCGATTATCGTATGGCATACGAAACCTGTGATGGTTATGTTTATGGTGTAATCGACAATTTCATCCTTGAAGTTGACGAAGTTATCGAAGACAATAACACAGGTTCTACCTATTTCGATGGCACTCTGCTTTGGAATGACATTGAAATGGCGTGTCCTACTTACATCGCTGGTGGTATCACTCCTGCGTAATTTTCGAGGCAATTAAAGAGAAAAGGTCATCAACATTAGTTGCGTGGCCTTTTTTCTTTATTTTTGATTTCAAATAAAAGACTATGATTTACAAAGAACAACACTTAAAAGGCTCTGATGCGGTGTTAATCTCCGCATTACAGACATTTCATTATGGACTTGGCCATCCATTTGATATTAACATTGTCCTTGCAAAGGGCAATGCTGATTATTTTGATGTTTACGAACAGCAAGGTGGCGATGTAAAACCATTGAATGAACTAAGAAAATCAATGGGGTTATATCCACTTACTTTTGCTGATAACTTCAAAATCGTTAAAAAAGGATGGGCTAAGAATATCGCTTCGGGGAAAGGTTGTGTATTTACTATTGAAAAGAAGTCTTATAAATTCAGCAAAAATGCTGATATTCAGACAGCGATTGATTGGCTAACCGAAAAGGTAGCTGATATTAAAATAGAAACATTGAGCAATAAAAAGTACGATACTTTTTATCTGTCATTAAAAATAAAAGAAACAAAAGAAGACGTTCCAAAGGAGGCGATTAATGAAGAAGCCATTTGAGTATCTAATCATTCATTGTACGGCTACTCCTGAGGGAAGATCAATAACTCCTCAAACCGTGAAGAATTGGCACACTTTCCCTAAACCGGCAGGTCGTGGATGGGATAGAGTTGGCTATTCTGATTTGATTCTATTGGATGGCACTCGACATCAATTTGTCAAACATAATTCTGACAAGTGGATAGATGAGAAAGAGATTACCAATGGCGTTCAAGGAATAAACTCCATCTCACGGCATATATGCTATGTAGGTGGATTAACTGCTGATAAAAAGCAGGGAAAAGATACTTTAACAGAGGCTCAAAGCCGAATGCTTTCATCAATCATTGCTGAAGTATTGGCTTATAATCCCGATGTAAAGATTGCCGGACATAATCAGTTCAGCAATAAGATGTGTCCATCATTCTTTGTTCCTGATTTTTTAAGAAATCGTTGTACTGTAAAAGTCGAAGAAAAAAATATATACGAAAATGATCCCTTTCAATTCCGTACCGCCCTGTCTTGAAAATTTCATTGGCGTTCGTTGCTTAACTACTAATCCTACAAGTGGATTATGGATTAACGATTTGCCTGGAATTAATCTTGGTTATGCTGCCGATATTGTAGATCGTGGTGGTATGAGTGGGCTTCAATTTCTGCAAGAGAAGATTGATTTCGCTACTCGATTAGTTGTTCAGGAATTAAGTGGGGCTGCGCTTCCTTATTTTCGGATGAATAGCATTATCGACCAAGTCCACGCAGGAGAATGGAAATCTACCTTTATCGCTCCTGCTAATATTGATCGTGGAGTAAAGATTACTGCTAATAAAAGCCGATTGCTTCGTATTAGAGTAAATAATGTAAAGATTAAGATTCAACAGGCTAACTATAGTGGAAATATCAAATGTGATGATGGCGTTAGCTATACATTATTCCCATTTACAACGGATGCAAACGGAGAGGCTGAGATATTCCCTAACTATCTTTCTAACACAAAAGATTTGTGGGTATTGCTCAATAATAATGGCATCAATGTAAATAATTCGGAAGTAAAGACTGGCTGTGGCTGTTCAAGTAAAGCAAGTCGTTATATGACTGCTACCGGATGGAATGGATCAGGCTTGGCTAATTCAACTTATGGATTGCAGGTAGATGCTACTGCTGAATGTTCTTACGATGAGTTTGCTTGTATTATTTCAGCAAAGTTGCCGTTCCTGATTCTTTACAAAGCAGGTATTGAGATTATCAAAGAGGCGATTACTACTGATCGTTTAAATTCAATCACGTTATTGGATACGGATAAGGCTCAGTTTATGCTTTCTGATTTCACCAAAGAATACGATAATCATTCTAAGATGTTGATTGATTCTTTGCCTGAATTATTCAAACGAGTGGATGATTGCTGTATTATGTGCAATCAAGCTAAATATGTAATTGGAAGACCATAAAACAAACAACTATGAAAACTATGAGAAAAGGCTGTGGAAGTTGTGGAGGTAGCCGACCACGTCCATCAACTGTTCAACGCCCATCAAAACCTAAGAGATGACAAGAATAGAGGAGGATATTTTCGGGATACTATCATCCATATTTTCGCTAAAACTGAAAGCAGAAGTTTGGGCTTATTCTGTCTTTGGCGGTATGACACTTGGTATGATTACTGGTTTTATCAGCGATTGGATTTATTCTCCTGCTGAAACGTATTTTTCCTTGATTGGAATTATTCTGTGCGACCATTTTACAGGTATGTATTTGGCGTATAGCAACAATAGATTTGAAACAAGGAAAGCGGTAAGGATATTTTGGACATTATGTAGCCATACTGGATTATTGATCTTTGTGAATAATATTTCAAAGGGAGAGCCAACATTATTTTGGTTAAACGAAGCTGTATTTGTTCCATTGTGCCTTGTTAATCTGCTAAGCCTTGTTAAGAATCTATCCTTACTTGGTTTCATCAAAAAAGAGTTTGCAGGGTGGTTCTATAAAAGGATTGATACTTATAAAAATGATTTTATTCAGAAAAAGGACGATAGCGATACTGCTCCTCCTGCTGGTGGGATTAGTTGAATCCTGCATTACAGCAGAGCGATGTGCGGAAAGGTTTCCAGGATCAACACGAACGGAAACCATCTTCCGTGATACTGTTATTATTACCAACAGTCAGCATTTTGATACGCTATTTCGTTTTTCTGCTGATACTATCTTTCTAAAAGACGAAAAGACAAAGATTGAAGTTAGAGTTATTCGGATTAAGGGTGATAGCATTTTTATTCAAAGTAAATGCCCTCCTGATACGATAATGGTGGAGAAGATTAGAACAGAAACAACTATCGAGCGTATAAGAAATATTGTGGTTAATCAGGGAGAAAGATTGCTGTGGGTATTAGCCATTTTAACTCTTGCTGTATTTGGTATTGGGTATCTCATTAAACAACTAAAGAAATGACACCGGAAGAAGCAATGAATTTTCTTGGAGAAATCTCCAATTTCGTTGACGATGAAACTCAACCTATTATGTTTGATGGTTCAAAGGAGATGGAAGAAAAGATGAAATACCGCATCTTTAAATTGGGTGAAAATGCTTTTAACTCTCAGATTGGAGATTATAGAAGTTCATTTTGGATTAAAGAGCGTATTGAAAGAGGAAGACAGGTTGAATATGTAGATTTAAATTTTACTGGCGATTTACGTCAATCTATTACTTCGATTAAAGATAAGGATGGTGCAACCATTCAAATTACCGATTCTAAAAACTTAGAAAAGGCGAATAAACAGGAGCGATTGCAAGGAGATAAGGCTGGATCGCCAGGAGCAATGGATATTTTCTCCTCTACTAAAAAAGAGGTGAAAGAAGTTGCTGATGATACCGAAAAGAAATATCTCGATGGGTTGGATAAAATAATAAATAGCTACCAATGATTCAATTTATAGGCATACTCGCTGATTCTATTAAACAATATCTTCCTCAGTTAGATAAAGCTGTTTATTTGGCTCGTATTGATGATGAGGGGCGTATTTTAATGCAAAGTCAGGCTAATCAAAATGAATATGTTTATGCCGGAATAAAAGATAATGATTCAAATTACTTTTATATCCGACATCGTGATTCAGGAGAGATTTTCTTTAGCGAAAGCACATCTCCTGCCATTACTTCCTGTAATATCAATTCCAATATTATCAGTCGTTACGAATTAAAGGTAGTAGCGTGTTTGAGAAATTGGTGTCCTTACAATACAGAAGCAGCCATTAGACGAGCATTAATGTCTGCTCCACTTCCTGATATTAACGATAATGTTCCTGCAAGGATGAGCATTAGAAATGCATCTGTAACGCCAATTCGTTCTGTTATTGATTCCATCGCTGTATTAAAGGAAGAATCTTCCAAACCAAAGCAATTCGATAAAAACTTGATATTTGTTTCAGTTGACTTCGATTTGCAATTAGAAAATGTATATTTTTAACTCAAATAACTAT